CCCCGCCATAATCTCTATTTTTTACTAAATTATTTGCATTTAAAGTCTCACTATAATTTGAACCAATTTCTTGACTTATATCAATTATGTTAGAATTTGCTTTTTTATGATCTTCTAGTTGTTTTTGATTTCTTGTACCTCTTCTTAAAATATATTTTACATCTTTTTTTTCAAAATTAAAATTACCCCTATCATCTACAACAGCAGTGTCATTTAAAAAAATGCCTTTTTTACCATCAACAATTCCTTCTATTTGACCTTCACATAATAGGTCAACAATTTTTATAACACTTGTGGAATTTAAAGACATGAAGTTACTCTACGTTTTTAACCTCTCCAAGTAAATCATAGCCTACAGAATCAATCCTCATTTTTGTAGCATCTTTAATAGTAATGTCACTTGCAGCTTTAAAAATACCTTTATCAACAACTTGAACAAAGACATCATAGCTTGTAGCACTATCTACAACTGCAGGTTCAAATTCAAAAATGTATCTTATAGCTTGAGTATAATTCTGAGTTCCTTGAACTGTTAGTTGTTGGTGTAATACTATTGATTCAGAATCTGGTTCTTTTATTATGACTGCAAAGGTTATATAGCCCTGAATAATTGTAGAAGCAGCAGTCCCGACTCGATCCTGTAAACCACTGAAAGTTATCATCACATTAAAATTATCATTTGCTTTATCTCCTGTCCTACTTATTTGTAAATTATCCAATATTTTTTGTTCAGTTGACGAATCTAAATTGACAAAACCGATTGTGTTTGGACTATTATTACCCGCAGAATCTAATTTATTTAAAACAAATTGAAATCCATCTCCCTGACCAGATAAAGCCCCAACTCTGTTTGCATTTGGGCCTTGAAATTTTGTAATTCTTGCACTAGGACGTACTCTGGCTGCGCGTAAACTATCAAAATCTTTTATTGTTTGTGTGAATGTTATTTTTTGACCATTAACTCTAACTGTTGAATTACTTGGTTTTTCAAAACTTGTCATCAACGGATCGCTTTCATTGACCACATCAATATCTGTGCTAATGATATGGCCACCAATTAAAGCCTTACCATAAACAATCGGAATTGTTTTACCTATTCCAACAGTATTAGATGCTCCTCTATAAGCATAACTTTGTTGCCCATCAGCACCCCTTTCCATTGCCGAAGGACCGCCCAGGAAGCCACCACGCCCTACATCAAAAGAAGCGTCAAAAGTTGGCATTTGAGGGGCAAGCATATCTCCAACACCCCCAAGAACTAAAAAGGCTCCAAGGTTTTTCGCAAATTTAATTGCACCTATATTTTTTGCCAAAGCTGAACCTAATACTCCTCCACCAACTGCAAAACCTATTCCTACGAGAGCAACACCTAAAAAGATTTTCGCTGCCCCTTTACTTCCAACAATTACAGGCGTTATTACAAGATCATGCTGCCCTAAAGGTAGTAAAAGTTCAGATGCTTCTAATTCTTCTCCTACTTGAGTGACTTTATAACCAATACCTTGTTTGTTTGAGGTCGCAAGATGTTCTGCAAAATCTGGATAATTAATACATAAAAGTCTGATGGCATCTGCAGGTGTTTTTAGGTCATAATAAATATGAGTTTTACCCCATTTATCAGCCAATTCATCCAGCAGCAGAATTTTATGCTGCATATCTAAAACACCCCACAGTTCTTTTTCTATAATAATGGTTATAAAATTCGGAACAACTTAATGATTCAAATTTTTGATGTAAGATCATATCATTTTTTAACAAGACAGCACCGTGCATTGGTTCCTTTGTCCAGATTTTCATTACTAAAACGTCATTAGGTTTTCTTTCATTAATATTTACCTGTTTAAAATTTAATTTGTTTGATTCCTTTAAAAAAATACTTTCACAGGTATCAACATCTTCAGGTCTTTCATAGTCAGGTAAATTTATTCCAAGCAATTTATAATAATCTCTAACAATAGAATAACAGTCAAAAATCCCATACTCCCATTGCCTTCCAATTAAGGATCTATAGTTAACCATTTATCTGTAGTATTTATATAAATATACCATTTTAATTTAGTTGCCCTGCAAGCATTTATATCATGCTGACTCGCAGGTTCGCCTGTTGGATGCGAATGAACGATATATTGTAGTTTTCCTTTTGATCTTGCTTTAAGAAAATCTTTTGGATGTATTGCAAAATTATCTTCTGGCGTGTCAGATATATTATTACAACGATAATAAATATCATTAACAACAATCCCACAGGCTTCTTTTGGTGCTTCTTCTAATGCGTGTTTTTTTGCTGCTAACTTAAAACTCATCAAATCTGTATTCTTGCATTGATAAATCCGCCAAATGGCAAATCTCGTTCACCATTATCGCCTTTGGGAAATCTTAGCTGACAACTTGAATATTTATGACCACATCTATCAAGTGCTTTTCTTTCTGCTAATGTGCCGCCAGTAATTTGCTCATCATCAAGTGTAAAACATTTATTTCCTGTATAACCGCACTCATCGCCACGATATTCCCAGGGGCAATGTTCTGTAATTACTCTTCTTGGTATTCTAAACCCTTGCAAATTTATTTTTGGTGATAGTTCAAATTCTACAAACTCAAGATTCTCTGCACTGATCCTATCTATGTACCAAATATCATCTGTTGTAACTATGGCTGTCGGATCAGCAGTTGCATTTGATCCACTTGTAAAATTAACGGCATCAAGAAATTTTTTATGAGTCTGAATCCTTTGTACTTTACCTTGCAAAGGATTATAAAGTTGAATAAAGGCAGATAAGGCATTATTAACATTTGACACTTTTAATTTTGGCCTTGGCAAAGTTCCTAGTGTTTTTTTATCAAAACCAGTAACTTGTACAGGTAAAGCAGAATAAGTCTTGCCATTAAAAACAATGTCTGATTTTATTTCATTTGTACCAGCATGATATCTGACCGTTTGATCTATACCATTAACAGCAGCAGTATAAGTAAGTTCAAATAACTCGATAAGGGCAGATGGTTCTAGTTTTTGTATTTCTTCACTTATTTTTGTTGAGGCTGGTGCTATCTGTGAACTTGTCATGTTTCCGCCACCTCCTCAAAAGTTGCTGAAATAGATGCTCTGTTTAAATAAGGAATTGTTTTCTGCCAGTTTCTACAAATAAATTTTTTAGAACTTGATTCACCTGCAGGTGTGTAATCAAAGTGTTCAACACCAGCGCGTGCATCAAGAAAAGTCTCTATTTCATCCGCATCTGTTTCTGAAATATTATTCCAATTAAATTGATATATTTTTAAATTTTGATTAATACCAAAAGTTGACCTTTGAGAATAACCTGAACCAAATTGAGCAATCCTTATTCTTGGTTCTGAGTTTTTTCTTGTGCCATAAGAAGGATTAACTGTTGTTGGAAAATTTGCCATTAACTTAATAAACCTCCTGACATTTGTTGATTAATTATCTCAGATTGAACTGCTGCTGCAATAACCTCTCCTAATTGGTTGGCAGATTGGTCATCACCTTCAACAGACGAACCAGAAGCGTCTACATTAACCACTACGTTAGTTGTAGCACCTAAAGCACGGTTTGGTATAACTGTACCTCTTGCTACCTTTGTTAAATCTGGATTTTGTTGAGGCTCAGGGTTTGAGGTTGACGAACTAAAAATGCCTCTTAAAAAGTCCCCAAAAACACCTCCAAAACCACTGAAAGCGTTTGTTAAGGCCATTTGTATTAACTGCCTTTGCAGGTTTCTAAGGACACCCGTTAATGCTTCTCCAAGGGTCTGCGCACCCATAATAGCGTCAGTTAAATTTTGTACTAAGTTATCTTCAACACTTTGTCCTATTTCATCAAAAGTATCTTTAAGTTTTTTTGCTTCGTCATTTTGAGTTTTTAGTTTGTTAATAATTTCAAGATCTTTTTTTATGATTTCATTTTGAACAGGAGGTCTACCAATATAAGTTTGATGTGTATTTGTAACTTCATCATCAATAAGTTTTGCTGTCTTAAGTTTTTCTTCTTCCTCTTCTACCTCGGATTTAGCCAAAGCTAAATTTATTTTACGATTCTTAATTTCCTCAGTTAAAAGTCTTATTCTCTCACGATTTTTTGGCAAAAGACTTTTTAATACACCTACTTCCTCTCTTATTATTTCTGTTGCCTCTTTTCTTGCTTCCATACTTATTTTTACAAGTTGAGGTCGACCCACCTTATTTGCAGCAGCAACTCTTTTAACCAAATCATCTACTGCTTTTACACCAGCAATAGCTAAATCAATCACTCCCTTAATTTCATCCTGCAACTCAGTTCCAATTGTTCTTGCAAGAGTGTCAATAGTATCTTGTAATGTAGATACTTTTCCATTTAACGTTTCTGCTTGAGCAGTTGCACCACCAAAAAATGCACCACCTTCATTAGTTAAGTTAATTAATGCTTGATTTACAAGATCAGCACCAATTTTTCCTTGTCTTTGTGCTTTTTCAAAAGCATCTCCCTGGAGTCCAGTTATACGTTTTAATTCTGTTGTAATATCAACTCCTCTTTCTAATAATTGCAAATTTTCTTCTTGTGCTAATTTACCTTTTGCTCTGATTTGACCAAATGCCGTTGCAATACCTGTAAGTTCAGCACCAGTAGCACCAGCAACCTCTGAGAGTCGTTTTGTTGTATCAACTAACTCTTCTGTTTCAAAACCAAAAGCTTTTAATCTTTTTGTTTGTTCTATTAACTCACTACTTGTAAAAGGTGTTACAGCACCAAATTCTTGTAACTCAGCAATGATACTATTTGTTTTTTCAATAGAGCCAGTAAGTACTTCTAAACTTTTTCGTTGAGTTTCAAGTTCAGCAGTTTCTAAAAATACAAATCTTGCTGTACCAACAACTGCAAGAGCAGCCAGTAAAGGCTTTAAAGCACCAACTAAAGTTCCAATACCTGAACTTGCAGTTTTAGCTGCATTTCCTGTGTTTTTAAGTGATCTATTTCCTTTATCTATACTGCCTTTGAGTTTATTTGTACTTTGACTTAATGCCTTTGTCTGTTCATTTACACGTTGCAATGGTCTGATTGCATTTTGTGCATCAACTATTAATTTGACTGTTGATTGTGCCACAAATACAAATAACCTTTATTATATACTACCTTTTTTTTGCTCTTTGACGATTAATTTCTTGTCGTTCTCTTTCATTTTTTACAGCATAATATCCAGCCCAATATACAAGCTCCTCTTCTGTTATATTTTTTCTTAATTCTTGTAATGTCTTACCTAATTCTGTTGCGAGAAAAAACTCAAAGTTAAGCCAATTATCTCGCTTTATTCGTTTTTTGCTGTATCAATATCAACTTGAATATCCATCATAAATAACTCAAGTTCATTTAATACTTTTTCTGGTAAAAATCTTTGTAAATTTTCCGCATCAGCAGAAGCAAATGCTTTAGATCCATCTTCGTTTTCTGCGATTTGACAAAGAAGTCTTGTTGATATTGTCAAAGCCTCATCTGTTCCAGCCGCAGCTTGAGCTTTTTTTCTATCAAACCTTGTAAGTGGTGGAAAATATAATTCTTTTAATATTGATCCATCTGGTTTTTTTAATTCATACTTTCTTCTGTTAGTCATTACATCAGCAAATGCTTCTGTAATAAGGTCTACATTTCTTTTTGTTGCCATGTTTTAGTGGGGTTAGTTATTTAAATTTACTATATAGCTGAGGTTATGGCACCACTTGTTATAAATGAAATATTTATTTCTTGAATTTCTCCAAGTGTTGCCCCGTATTCTGCGTTTGTAACTATGCCAGAAAAACCGATTTTTTTAGCAGACTGTGCTGAATCAGGAAACAACTCAAATAATGCATCAGCAGCGTCTCCTGTCACAAGAACGTCATCAATAAATGCTTGGTAGTCCGAGTTGCCAGATGGATTATAAAGTAAAGTTGCAGAACCTTCACCAGAAATGAGTCCACCAACAAATGATTTTGATGTATCGCCCATTTTTGTAGTTTCTTGTGTGTCTTTAGAAACTGATAAGGACCATGACCTTAAATCACTTACATCTGCCTCGGTACCAGCAGCATTGTGGAACATAATTTTTCCAACATCACCTTTTACAGCCATAACAAAAAAAAGTATTTATTTTATATTAACCTTTTTTAGTATTTTTCACATCTTTTTTTGATTTTTGTTGTGCCTCATAATATTTTCTGCACTCTGGGTCCCAATAATTTGCTTCTCTTCTTCCTTTTACGGCTTCGATTGCATCTAGCATCTCTTCCGTGATTTCAAGTTTTGACATGATTAAAGATCCTCAAATATTTCAAATGTTATTCTAATTTGCGTTACAAATTTTCCTTCAGGGCTAGAAGTAAAAACTTCTGGTCCAATAGGGCTATCAAAAATTACATTAGAAACTGTAATATTATTGTAGAGGTCACGCAATCTTTTGCCAATCGTAAGGTTTGATCCTGGGCCGATTCCTTCTTCTGTAAATATATTTATCAAAAGTAAACCGACAACACTATTTGTAGAGTTAGCAGATCCACCCATTGTTAAATAACTTCCAGAACCAAAACTTGTCTGGCATTGAACAAATGTGTCCTCTGTAGTGGAATCAAAAGCCTGGTTATTAAATACAACAGGTATCACTGGACTTGATGCAAGTTCTGTTGCAAGTCTGCCTTCAATCGTAGATCTGACTGTGTTTAAATCAATTGCTGCCATTATGCTTTCCCAAATTCATCTCTTATAAATTGTTCCAGTTGCTTTGCAATAAGCTCTGGATAACCTTTGATTGTTTGTTGTCTTGTTCTATATCTACCACCCCAACTTGGAGGAAGATTAGTTCCATAAGCAACAGGCTCTGCATATTCAATATTTGTAGAAACGATGCCAATATAAGGTTTGACTTCACTTTTCCATGAATTTCTTAAATTACCAGTATCAACTGGTGTAAATTCTTTTATATCTTTTTCTGCTTTGAAAGTTGCTTTACGCACAGTTTTTTGAACCTTTTTACCAAAATGATTACCGATATCAGTTAGGTTTATTTCTCTTGCCATAATTACCTCAAGATAAGATCAAAACTTATTGCTGTATTATTTTGTTCATTCGTCACAACTTGAATAATTTTAAACTCAACACTGCTTATAACAACTCGGTCTTTTGTGGTCGGTACAAAGGTCAAATCTCCTGCTGAAATTGTCAGTCTTTTATCCTGTGATTCAATCAGATCATTTACCTCAGATCGGTTTACATTTGTTAACGCACCTTTGACGGTAGTATCAGATGTAGACTCTGTAATAGCACCAGTGGTTGTGTTGTAACTGCCAGCCGTTACTTGTCTAATAGTCACATTACCTCCAAGCTTGCTCAGAGTTTTTGATGCTGCCTTTTTAAGTGCGTTTGCAAGACTCATCAGATTCTATATGCAATGACAGTACCACTTGCTAAAGTTACGCTTGTCAAGATACATTCTACAGTCGTATTAGCTTTCAAGGTTATCCCTGATGTATCGCCTCTAAGCTCAGGGCCAGCAAGACTGGCGACTGAATCCTCCGTTGCAATAAGTTTTGCAAATCTTCCTGTGTGGTTGTTAGTGTCTGCAATAACTTCAGCACCGATAAATGGTTGATACACAATTAGCTCCTTTTAATAGATAAGTTTGCTCTTCCACCTATTCTAATCCCCATCAAGTAATGATCAACTATCGGTGGAATACGATCAATACCAGTAGCCCCATAAAATCTAGGAGTTGCATTTATATTGCCTATACTTACAGTTTCAAAATCTTCCAGACCACTCAACTCCAACCCGTTCCTGTTGTTGTTTAAATATACAGCCAAAATGACCTGTGCATTTTTTACACGATCTGGAATTTCAGTATCTGTGTAATAATCAGCAACTAATCTGTTTGGAAAAGATAAGCCATAAAGGTTTGTGTAAGTGTCTGGCTTGCGAACACCTGATCTAGGCCATTCTAGTGCTTGGGTATCATCTACCCTAGCCCCTAAAAACTTTTCACGATCAATTCTTTGGGCTGCTGTAAAAAGCGCACGATTTTTATTGTCGTTGCTTGAACCATCCCATGCTGCAGCATCATCACTGAGGACTAAGCCCTCAATAAATGAATTTGCATCAGCAAGAGTTATATAGGTGTTTGCATTTGCACCACCAACAGTTGCATCAAGAGTTATCGCCATTGAGTTTTACCTTCTTGGGCTTTGGTTTTGGTTTTGGCTTTTCAAGAGTGGGAGTTAATGAAGCTGCCTTTTGAGCAGCCTCATTCCTCGCTCTCA